AGGGAATACGTTGGCGTAGCAATTTTTGGTAAAGGCATAATATCTTTATAAAAATTTCAGTGTATTATATATACAGGTTTTCTTAACGTAGCAAGGCTTCCACTGCACCACCAGCAATATCTCCTATCAAATCATTACCAGTTAATCTATCAACAGCCATATTCGCAAGACCACCAGCAAAGGATGCCATATTAAATCCTGACTGACCAATTGGATTAAGTAGAGGATCGCTTGCATTTCTATTTGCTGGTGTATTACTATACCTAGAATATGTAAATGAAACATTACACTTTAACAGTGAAGATGAATCATATGTCACAGGCATTGAACTTATTGACAATGGATATGCATTGATAAAGGTATATGTAAGAGGTATTGCTCTTCTTATTCTGTCAGCACTACCTTGCTTTGCTTCTATATTCTTTTCAAACTTAGTTATCTCCAATGATCCCTTGTACATATTAGGAAATCTCATTCTATAATAAAAGTCCTCATTATGAGTATCCCTTTCCTCATTACCAATATATTGTATCCAAGCCTCAAAATATCTGATAGGCAAATACTCTACTGCATCACAATAGAATGTTAGATCAATACGATCATCAAATACTCTACGATGAACGTGTCTCTCTGTGACACCAGTAAAATCATTAAGTAATTCAGTGGTTGCTAGGTTAGAACCAGGCAATGATGTATCAGAACACATTAAGTTTAATTTATCTCTCTTCTCTGCAGGAAGACCTCCTCTTGTTAATTCAACAAGTCCTTGCCTACCAAGATACTCTGTAAATTTCCCTGCTCTATCCCCAAACTGTCTTGGATCCCCAATCATTACTTGGAAATGGGACGTAGTAGCAGGGTTTAGTAACTTAGCTTTAACTTCTGAAAGAGATCTACCTCTAGGTTTGATGGTAGCCATTTATAAATACTATTTGACCTTGTATATTATGTATATAAGATAATGGGTAAAAGTATTAAAAGTAAGTACAAACCTGAGAATCCCACCAAATATCAAGGTAATCCTAATAATATTATCTGTCGTAGTAGTTGGGAACGTAAATTTTGTAGTTGGGCAGACAAAAGTAGAGATGTAGTCTCATGGGCCTCTGAAGAATTCAGTATACCATATGTCTCACCTAAAGATAATAAAGTTCATCGCTATTACCCCGACTATCTAATCAAAGTAAGAGAGAAAGATAATGTAGTTAAGAGTTATGTGGTAGAAGTCAAACCACAAAAGCAATGCCTTCCACCAAAGAAAAGATCAAGGGTAACTAAATCATACATCTATGAGTGTGAAACTTTTGCAATCAACCAAGCAAAGTGGAGAGCTTGTAATGAATTCTGTAAGGATAATAGCATTGGTTTTAAAATTGTCACAGAACACGAATTAGGTATCAAATAATGCCAAGAAAAACCCTCCAACAAAGAAGAGAAAGAGATGCTGCTAGAGTGCAAGATGATTTTGGTTTCAATGAAGATACTAATGTAGAAATTAATCGCATAGTAGGAAACGACATCAACCTTAGAACTAATGATCCTGAAGATATGATGTTAGAAATAATGGAGTTATTAAATGATACTGTAACACCAATACCTGACGTGGGAAAATTCTATACCTTTGTTTATACTCCTAAGACACCTAACATAGAATACGATCAACATCCACTCGTTGCTGTGACAGATATATTCTCTTGGGGATTCCGTGGTCTCAATTTTCATTGGCAGAAAGCAAGGAATTATACTTGGAATGAACTAGCAGGACAACTCTATGTTGTTAACTGGGTAGAACTTGATGACCTTATGGCTATACCTTATGCGAAATTTCGCCTAAATAAATAAAAAGTCTTATATATGGGACAAGCAAACTCTAATAGTTGGGTAAGAACAAGTACAAAAAACGACGGTACTAAGTTTCAAACTGCCTACAGAACAAATACTGTATGGAATGATGATCCTAATGGTATTCCTAGTGCAGGTTCTTTTGTAACAAATTTACAAGTAGATAGTATTGCCATAGATTCTGGTATTACTGGTGGTGGTACTAATGCCACTTGGAGTACTGGAGCAACAAGAGGTGTAGGTGCTGGTGGTATATGGTCAAGAACTTATAAGGATACTGCTGCAACAGATCTAGGTTTTGTATTACCAGATGCTGGTTGGGATGACTTGATGGATAGATCAAGTAATTTCCAATCTCAAGTTAATAATAATACTGCAGCTTCAATAGCAAAAACATTTAACACTAAAGGATTTGGTCTTGATAGTGGATTAGGTTCTAGTGCAGGTGCATTGAGAGAAATGTTACGTAGTCAAGGTAGTGGTAATGTAGGAAGTGAAGAAAGAGATGGTGATGCTGGTATAAGAACTAGACCTCAAGATGATATAGTAGGAGAAGATGATGAAGGTACTAGAAAAGCTCCATATAATGGTAAAATACCATTATATTACCCAATTGCATTAAGAAATAATAGAAGTCAAGATAAATTAAAGATATCTGTCTTAAAATATAAACCTAGAAAAGCAGGTAACGTCGCATATAAACTAGAAGGAAGAGGAGAAAGAATTGAACTTGGTTCAGTATATCTACCAGTTCCAGGTGGAGTTGGTGATCAGAACTCAGTTAGTTGGGGACCTGATAATATGAATCCTTTGGATCTAGCACTTGCTAATACAGCATTTGATGCTATTAATGATACTAATTTTGATGCAGATAAAGCAATGGCAACTGCAAAAGCCGCTGCAAATGATGAAGGTACAAAGGCAGCAATAGCATCTATATTCACCAAAGCAGCAGGAATAAATGGCAACATACTAACAAGAAAGACTGGTGCTATTGTCAATCCAAATATGGAATTGTTATTTAATGCACCATCACTAAGACCATTTGCATTTACATATAGAATGAGTCCTAGAGATAGAGGTGAGAGTGTTATGGTAAGAAAAATAATTAGAATGTTTAAGCAATCAATGGCAGTACAAAGAACAAAGAGTACACTATTCTTAAAATCACCCAATACATATCAACTTGAATGGAGGAATGGTCAAAGTAGGAGTAAAAACCACGAGTATCTACCAATGATAAAGGAATGTGCTCTTACAGGATTTAATGTAAACTATACACCCGATGGTAACTATGCTACCTATGAAGATAGTTCAATGGTTAGTTATGAACTGCAATTTAGTTTCCAAGAACTAGAACCAATATACAATGATGACTACACTGATATTGATGATAACAGAGACACTCACATAGGTTACTAATATGGGCAATCCTTACTTTAAAAATATACCAAACTTTGAATACGTTAATCGTACCAAAGATGGTCAGTTTATTTCAAACTACACACAAGTAAAAAACTTCTTTAAAAAAGGAAGGATGAGGGAAGATATCTTCCAGGATCTAACAATCTTTGAAAAATATAATATCAAAGGTGATGATCGTCCTGATAATGTTGCCAATGAAATCTATGGGGATCCTACCTTAGATTGGGTTGTTCTTACAGCAAATAATATTGTCAACATCTACAATGAATGGCCACTAACCCAACAAGTATTTGAAGATTATATATTAGATAAGTATGATACATATGAAAAACTTGATGAGACACATCACTATGAATCTAATGAAGTTAAAGATAGTACAGGACTTATAATTTTCCCTAGAGGTGTTCAAGTTAGTGCTGCACAAAGTGTAAGTTACTATGAACCTACAAGAGATGAGCAAGTAACTGTCAATCCAGTATCAAAAGCAGTAACAAATTATCAATACGAAGAAGAAATAAACAATAAAAAAAGACGTATCTTCTTACTTAAACCTTCATATTTAAATGTTGTGTTTGATGACCTAGAAGAAATGATGGAATATAAAAAAGGTTCCACTCAGTATGTGAGTGAAACCTTAAAACGTGCTGATGATCCTAGACTTTTCGGTTAACTTTCTGCTAACTTTTGAAAGTATTTAAAGGCATCATCTTCATCTTCTGATGTGGAAGTTGCTGTCTCAACCTGTCGCGTAGCAACAGTACGTGCATCATCTTCATTGTCAACTTCTTCGTCAAGACGAGGACGTTGAGCAGGTTTCTGACCGAGTACATACTTCAGACGTTTCTGAAGATCATCATAAGATTTAAACTGATCAGGAGCAGTAACAGCAGCAAGAGAATATTCCTTCTTCCATAATGCTTCTAGTGCATCGTCATCATCAAGAAGTGGTGATACTTCAGCGAACTCTGACTTGTCATAGTTCCAGTAACCATCCTTCTTAACAATCTTCAACTTGAAGTTTGCACCTTGCCAGAAGTCAAAAGGATTGATTGGAGTTTCATCCTCAAATTCTGGTTGCATTGATTCCATAACTTTGTCAAAGATCTTCTTACCAAACTTATACAGTCTTACTGTACCCTCATTCTGAGGATTGGTAGGATCTTTTACGACATAGATGTTTGCATAGTAAGAGAGCTTACGCTTCTGTCTG